TCGATCCAATAGATTGAAATCCCATATTGATATATACGTTACCTTTAGACCATCGCTTATCAGCATAAGTTATGATTTTTTTGGGTGATCTTGTTCTTTCAAAGAATTTTAACATTTTCGATGCGGCACCAATGATTGAGAAATTAGAAACCGAACAAAATCTTACCAATTCCCATTCATTTTCTGTTTGATTGTAACCGAGAGCTATCCGTTTGGGTGAAAAAGTCATAACCGATACTAAACGATTTTTATAAAAAAGGCCAATGAATACATTCGATTTATCATTCCCCTGTATATGATATTTTTGTAAAAATTTATTTTTGACATCTTTAGATATTTCCTTAATGATACATTTTCTGGCATAAATTTTTCTTGTGAAGTGACCTAAAATATTTTTAAGTCTCGTTTTCACAATTTTTTGTTTATTCACCCATTCATCTTCAAATATATGGATTAACCGATAACCTAGATTTTCTGCTAATTTAGATTTTTGATAATGGTAAAATTTGGATTTTTTTCCAGACATTTCCGAGTGCCAATACAAACCATCTAATTCAATTGCGATATTCTTATCTGGGATTACAACATCCAATTCCATCGGTTTTATGATTTCTCTATCTTGCTCTATTATATTATGTTCGTATTTTTTTATATACTGGATTAATTCGTTTTCGATTATAGACTGTCCCTTAGTTTCGATTTTTGGTAAACATACGAAGCATCTCGGAATTTTTCCATCATCCAAATCACTAGTAAATTCGTTATTACATATAGAACATTTAAATGGATATTTGTTCTGCACCCCATCGTAATCGGTTATATCAAAAAGGGGAATTATCGATTTTAATCGATCTGAGTTTTTCAATTTCGTATAAAATTTATCTAACAACTTTCTTTTAATAGTCTCTTTAACATGTGGTCGAGATTTTTTCACCCCTTCCGAAATTTTCTTCCTAATTTCTATATTTTTTGATGGATTATCGGTTCCATATTTATCAATAAAATTTTCTTTCGTTCTTTGTTGGATTTCTAGATTTTGAGCAGCATATCGAACACCATATTTTTTAAGATTCGTTTCTTCCTTTTTAATTTTTATTTCACATGATTTGGATGGATTATCTACACCATAACGTGATATATATGCCATTTTCTTCTTATCTTGAACTTCTTTGGATCGGTTCGAATGTCCTAAAATATATGTATTTTTGTGATTTTTTAGGGGTTCACCACAACCACATTTACAATATTTATTTTCGTTCATTTAATATAATTAACACTGTCGGTGTCGTAAATCAAATTTATTTTTTAAAATGAGAAAGCCCACTACCTTACGATAGTGGGCTTTCTGGGACTTTATTCGTTCTTGTCTAAGCTTAGAGGTATACTCTTCCAGATGATGCCGAGAATTCTTGGCCGAGGCCGCGAACAAGGATCACATGATAGAACAAGGATGCTCCGAAGATATAATCAACAACACCATATCGAGTCATAAGACCAACCCTTGGGCTGAAATCATTAGGACCGATGGTTCGTTGAATCATTACGGGAATATAAGGACAATAAACTATGCCAGTGTCGTAATATTCTGCACCTTTGTAACCTAGTAAAGCGTATTCAAGAGCAGCGTCTCTCGCTCCGGATAGGAACTGGGCGTCAGTTCTGGTGTCGCGGTAGACTGTGAAGCGGCCTCCGAGATTACCAACCTTGGCAATGCCAGTAGGTTGTGTATTCACGTTACCATTCACACTCATCCACTGAAACTCAGGCAACATTTCCAAAATCGCACAAACTCTAGGAGTTGCGATGATGAAGTTAGCAGCACCACGCCTGTTACGGATCGCGATACGGTTTGCTTCAACAATGATCTTGGAATAGAAGTCTCGGTTTCTCTCTCCGAGCCAACGTGCGTCAGCCGAAGCAGCATACCAGAAGCTATAACCATTTCCTGCACCTGCTGTGAGGGCTACTTGGATCATTCTGATAACCATTTCACGGTCGATTTCGGCCTGTAACTCATACGACATTGCGTTGGTGAGTTCAGAATCGATATCGAGACCGTTCATGTTCTTCAAGTCCTGCTCTAGTTCAACAGACCAACGCGCTGCAAGGCGGCGGGTGCCAGCTTCGACAGCGGTTTTGCTGAATTCGACGGTTACTTGAGGAATATTACCAGTTAGCTCAAACTGACTTAGGATCGCAGCAACACCTTGATCGGATTCGAGGATATTGAAACCCGCGTTTCCTGTTAGGGCTTGCGAGCTTGTGCCAGTAAAGCGTGTATCTAAGTGTTGATAGCCTAGTTCTTTTCCATCGGCACCGGATCTTTCGATTCCTGCGCCGTAGGTGGTTTTGCCATTGGCATAACCATCGATGCCATTGGCACCTAAACTATCAGCCTCATAGCGGTAACGGAGAGCGAATGCGAGTCCGACTGGACCACTCATTGGCTGAACACCGACAATCTCATTGGTAATCAACTCTGGGAACGTACGTCGAACCATTGGTATTAATACCTTTGGTAGACGAGCATCGCCCGTAGCATAATTATCGCCAGAAAATGCGCCAGCAGTTCCTTGGTGAGATCCGAAGACTCCACCAGTTGCGGCTGAATTACCAGCCTCCTGCAAACACCATTTTTCTTGGTTTTCCATGAGAATAGCTGTATTTAGGCGGGTGTGTTCGTTGGAAATAGGACTAACTTTGTCAGAACTATGATCGAGAACAGGTTCCCACTTTTCTACAAGCTGTTGTGCGCGTGAACGGTCAATAAAGCCGGTTGCGGGTTTTACATTTTTAATACTCATATTATTACTTTCTTTCTATGGGATACAAAATTGGTGGACGTATTATTTAGTAATACGTTCCAATTCACTCAGATATCCGCTAACAGGACTGTTTGCCCCATTAGTTTTAACGACTCCTTCAGAAACAAGCTGTGTGGGTTTAGCATCACGACTGATAGCAGTCTTGGTTGCAGCAACCGCTGACTTCTGTGTTTCTTCCTGTTCGCCGTTTTCGAACATCTCAACAACATAATTGAAATTTTCTCTGATGTATGTTACATCCTTATCTTCGAGAAGTTTAATGATAAATTCTTTTTTAGCAGATGCCATTCCTTTAGTTTTACCTTCAAGGATCATTGCAGTCTTAACTTTGCCTAACTCACGATGTAGTTTAGCATTTTGGTCGTTGGCCTCGCTCAACAAACCAGCCATCTTGTCAAGTTTGTTCTTTCCCAACTTAACAACCGACTTAACATTCTCTTGAACCATTTCCGGATCAAAAGAAACCAATTTACGGATATCATTCAATTGCTTGCGAGCGTGTGTGTTTTTAACCGCTTCTTGGATTTGTGTGTAAGGAATTTTCTTTTCCAAATACATGGAAATAAATTTATCGAGATCGCAAATGATCTTATTCGAGAAAGTAGATGCTTTCTCGTCGATTGACTTCTTATAGAAGTTAATGATATTACCAAGTTTCTTGGTGTGTGACTCTGTAATAGCTTTAACAACAATTTTTAACTTATCACAATGATCGGTGTCCGATTTTTCTAAAATATGGTTCAATTTAGCAGCATGATCTTCATCTTGCTCGAACAAAGCCTTTTCAACGGCCAAAGAAACTCTAGCATCGGACTTTTCTTTAACTGCTGAGTCAAATGCTTCTGCGATTGCAGAAGCAGTTTCTTCGGTAATTAGATTTGGATCTAAATTTTTGAGAAGTTTTTTGAGTTCCATATTATTTTGTGTAATTACTTATACTTATTCATCAACAGTTTGTGTTTTTTTCGAATAATAATTTAATTTGTTCGATTTTTTAAATTCTGTTCTGCTCATAAGGGTTGTAGGTTAGTGTAATAAAAACACTGCGATTGTTCTTCCGACAACACGAAAATTAATAACCTTCTTCGATGCCATCTAACCCGTCTGCAAATATTGCAGTGTCCGGGAGATCTGCTGATGATAATCCTATTTTCTTATTAAGAATGATATCGATAATTTTAACGGCAACATTTCTTGGATCGTTTAGACTTACCACAACCATCGGTTTCTTTAACAGCCTTGTTAACCTTAACCTTAACCTTTTCGGTGAGAATAGCATCAAGGTTTTTGTCGGCATCCGAATATTTGTTCTCGCAAACATTCATAATGAGTTTGGAATATAATGATTTAAGATTCATAATAATAATTAGAGTTTCTTGATTGCATTAATGAAATTAATGACTTGTTCTTTAAGGAATTCTTGTTGAGCCTTCTTGGGAAGTTTGGAAATACTCTTTTCAAAATCAGCATAAACTGGTTCGAATAAACCGGATTCACCAACAAGCCATTTCTTAGATTCTAAGATACCATTAACAAAGGCAGTTGGAACCGAGGGGTCAGCCACAACATCAACGGCAACCAGATGGATTTCCGAAACCATTGATTTACCACCCTTTTCGTCGAGCCGTCCAAGTGCTCTAGAAGATACACCCAACTTAACACCATCCATAATAAGTGACTTAACAATATTACCCATAGGAGTAGAAAGAATCTTAGATTTTCCTAAAAATATATTACCATCTTGTTTAAGTTCGGTAACAACATGGCAAACCCGTTCTAGGTTAACCGTTGCTGAATTTCCAGTCCAAAAGGACTTTCCGTTATCCATGCAATAAAAATTTCCATGTTTTACTGTGACACAATAAACTCTCCCTGAAAAATCATCCACTGGTGTTATTTTTAAAAATCGAGAATCTAAATGGATATTATTAGTGCTTGATATATTTAATTGATACAATATAGATTTATTTTCTGCCTTTATCAAACGACCCGCAAAGTAATAATCCGATTCTGCTTCAATCTCTCTAATATTTCCACAACCGCCCGATTTGAATAAAATTTCATTCAAATCTAATATAAGCTGTTCTGATGTTGAAAACACATTTCGAAAATCGTATCCATCACAATTTCCAAATCGACCATCTCCTAAATTAAACCAATATACCAATTCGTCCAATAATGTAG